TTCAATTTTACCAGCAGTTACTGCTAATATAGCCGCACTACCATCGTTACCCGTATCAGAAGAAACAACAATAGAATCGTCGGTTGTAAAATATTGACTTGTCTGATAATTACTAACCTCAGTATCAGCAGAACCCAAAATTGACATGGCCTTTGCAGTTATTACTAGGTTGTCATCTGTATTATCAATACCACTAATTTTTTGGCCGCCAACGAATGTTCCATTAATACTACCAGGATTCAATACGAATTCTGTAACAGTTTCACCACCCAACTGATATTGAAAAACACTATCAACTACAGCAGTAGCTTTTCCAATAATACTAAACCCCTTATTGAAATATGCACCACCGCTCAAAATGCTTAGGTCATTTACGGCATCTTGTGTGATTGTTTGACCAACAAGTCTTGTAAGAATATCTGTGTTAGAAACCGAAGTTTCTAATAAAATCTGAGAACCATCTTCCATCAATAAGTTTATATCTGCACTAGAAGTCGCATTTTCCATATGAATGGTGTCATTAACGGCATAAACTCTTAGAATAGTATCATCTGACCATTTACCATCAGAAACTCTGAGCATATCCTTAGTAGGATAAAAAATCTCAGCGTCCTCATCAAGCAATATTCTAAAAAATAATTCATGTCCTTTTCTTGTACCTTTTGCTCGATAAAGGTCTTTAACGTTCTTTAAGAGTTTTCTCTTATCAAGGCCTGCAGCTAAACTGTCGGGCAAAGTTCTCATAAACGCTTCTTTAAACTGTGTAAAAAACTCGCCTATAGTTTCATCAACATCCATATAGTCTAGAAGTTGCATAACATTCTGAACTGGGTTAGCAGTATAACTTACAATGTATGCTGTAGCTCCAGATGTCTCGCCAACAATCTGTTCATTTATTTCAAACTTATTCTGTGAAGAAATAAACAATCGAGAACCATTATTGACATCTTCGGTTCTAACAGTAGCAGTTGCCTTTGATGTTTGACCTGTAATAGTCTCACCGTTAGTAAACGCACCGATACTTCTGACACGACCGCCATTGACGGTATCGTAATCTTCAACTAAAATATTATTTGACTCGCCTGTGCGATATCGATTCGTATCTTCTAAAACAATGTATGTAGTAGAACCCTGTTCATAAAGAATAGAATCTACGGAACCTAAGTTGTTTATTTTAAGCTCAGCAGACTCCATAAACTCATAATAAGCTTTTAGAAACGCTAGAAAGTCTGGATGATCTGATTTGACGAAACTAGGTTGTTGTTCTACAACCTGCGTCGAAACTTTACTATAAATTGTTGCCATTAGTTATAAGAACTGGATGTACTGTATTGAGTTCCACCATCTGATGCACCCGAAGCAATACTATCTGCTTCACCAGTTACCGACAAGTTTAATGTGTCTATTTCTAGTACCTGATTTCTCACAGGTACAATATCATTAGAACTTGGTTGTACTGTAATGCGAATTTGGGTCTGAGTTGCACCATCGTAATTTTCTACTGATGCAATGTTCTCACTATCTAGAGTAATATTGCCAGAATTGTAGTTTACAGAACCAACTGATGCAGACTTATAAACTTTAGATGTGCCAGAGATATAGTATGAGTTTACATTACCCCTACCGTCATCTTCATAGTAATAGACATTTGTATCGCCTGTGTATTTGAAACCTGTTGATGAAATGACACCACCAGCAGATGTGCCGGCAGTAGATGCAGCATGACCGCTATGCGGATTATAGAATGCATTTTCAAAACTAATTGTGTACTTTGTTTCACTACCCGTTGTGGGTAAAAATACTTTACTCATATTAATTTTGGTAATGTTAGATAAAATAGATGGGTCTACTTCATCGATCAATGCAGTAAACTTTGAATACCTAAAGATGGCTTCGTGTTTTTCTAAACTATCATCTGAAAATGAAGAGATTGCAATTGTAATCAATGCGGCCAAATCTTCTTTACTTTTTGCAGTGGCTGTATTATTAAACTTGAAATTTACTGTTGGAATAATTTTGGTTGTTTCTGGGTCAAGAATAACAGGAGTTATCGATGCAACATTATAATCTTCCAATGATGATATGATAGAGGCTTTGGTTGACTCTGTTAAAGTATTACCCGCCTTAGGTCTAATGCTAATATAAACTTTACCGTAAACTGCTGGGTTAGCATACTCGCCACCCCACACCGAGATAGACTCAACATTGGGATAGATTGTGGGAACAATGGCCGCATAGTCTTTTGCGGTTACTGTTCTGTTCTGAGCAGCATAACTGAATGGTGCATTGTATTTGATAGATTCTAAATTTTCTGCCTCTGCACCACCACTGGCTGCTGTCATCGTTGTGGTTGTAATATCACCGAATCCAGATATTAGTGATGCAGCAGAAAATGATACAGCACCATTAGCTTCTTCTCCATTCGTAACAACATATTTTAGAATAACTATATTACCATCAACCAATGCATTGCCAATTACACCATCACCAAAGTAAACCTCCCATTCATCATTTACAGTTTCTTGTGTAAAGTAAGCGTTGGTCTCACTGGTGATATTAACCAATGAGTTTGCCTCAATATAATTTGTGGTTGTAACATCACTTGCACTTGTTTGAACTTGCACTGAAAGAGTAGAGATATCAACGTTGTTATTGGGTATAATAAACTTTTGATCGACATCGGATAAATTTGTTGTAAAACGAGTTGTGGCCCAAGTACCTTCATAAACAGGAATGCCAGATGTTGAACCAAAAACATAAATGCCATTAGAAGGTTGAATTGTTCTGGATTCTGTATTTACAAATTGATATGAAACACCATTTATTGTTGTCGTAAAAGGATAACCTTCAGGCATTGTAATATTAGCAGTAGATGCATCATTGACTTGCACTTTTAGATAAGCGACAGGTGCCTTAGTAGATATAGTAGTATAACCCAAAGCCTTGGCGTGAGAAGTTACTGAATTTCTTTTTTGTGCCGTATCTAGAAACATTTCGTTTGCCATCATATTGGCAAGAAATGCGTTATAGTGAGTGTTATAGGCAAGAGTATCTAATAGTATGTTCATACCCGAACCTTCAAAATCATAATCAGTGAAATCTGATTGACCTTTTAGGTAAGTTTTTAGATTGTCTTTGATGCTATCGAAATCTAATTCGGTAATTTGCATCTTGCCTTTTGTGTTTATTCCAGCGGCCATTATCGTATTCTCTTGAGGAGTATATCTACATTCTCCAATGTATCTGGTACATTAGTTATAAAAAAATTAATTCTACAAGCTAAAGTATTGTTATCTAGATTTTGTTCCTCTTCACCAAAATCCACACTTTGCAAAATAACTCTAGGTTCATATCTCGTTATAGATTCTTCTATTCTGGTTCTTAAAGCAGAAATCATAATAGGAGAAAATGGTTGAAAAAGCGCAGCACGAATACCTGTACCAATTTCGGGATGAAATGGTTTCTCTCCTGGATTTAATAATACCAGATTGCGAACCGATCTCTTAATAGCCTGAACATCAGTAACTTTAGATACATCTTTTGTTACTGGATTAGGACTAAAAAATAAATTTAAATCTTTATATATAAAGTTATCACGCTTACTGTTATTTACAGATTGTGCGTCCGAAAAACCTTTATTGTATTGTGTGGCAGCCATTGCTAATATTTATATGTTTTTAACTAACTTTTTTACTCTTTACCTTCTTAGTAATCTTCTTTTTGCCATTTGTACCACTATGATGATGGTGATGATGAATATCTCTCACCTTATCTTCTGGTTTCCAAAATATTTGTACCAATCCATAAATGAGGAATAATGTTAATACCAGTTTTACTGGAATAATCCAAATTAGAACACCGATGATAACCATCAATGCACCCAAACTTAAATCTCTATCTTTCACTTTTTCAATCAAATCTTTTATCATTTTTTTCTCCTTAACATGGTTTTACAGGATCATCAGGCCTATCAACTTCTGGTCCGAGAGGCATAATTGTCTTATTGTGATCTTTATACCCACTCCAAGGTTCTTCCAGTTTATAGGTGAACCCACCTGTTCTGACCATTTCACTTTGATCCGTTTCAAACACTTTCGTTGTATTTGTAGCAGGTAGTTTCTTAGTGACATAAGCACTTAGTCCTGCCTGCAAGTTTTCAATAGTATCGTGAAGGTTACGAATGTTCTCTCCACCGACACCCAACTCAACATCATTTTTATTAAGTGCTAGTTGAGTCACACTTGTACCTACTGCCGGCCTTGGGTTAGGCAAGTCAATAGATAATAGTTCCATTGTTTCTGGAACATAAGCATATTTACCGACATCTGCTCTAGGAGGATTCGACCCGTGTTTGAACATAATATTGCCCGCGGCATCTCCTAATAAATTACCACCACAAGCATATAGACCAACATTCTGAAATCCTGTTATTCTTACCTCACCAGCAGCTGCCGAAATATTCATATCACCAGATTGAGAAGTTGCATAATAAGAACCTTTTGCGGTATCTTCAATATGTCCCATTCTAGTAGAACGATAAAAATTATTCCATGCGGTAATGTCTACGTTTTCAGCAGCAGCCATGTGAATGTTGCCATGATCGCCTTCTAATAATGTCTTAACACTGATAGGTGCCTGATTAGATTGCATAGCAATACCATATTGTTTAGGTCTTGTCTCATCACCGATAGCCTCAATCTCAACATGACCTGCCTTCATACGAATTTTGGATCGCTCTTTCTTATTTCTAGAACCAGCACGATACTCATCCGTTTGTCCAGGTGTAACACCTGTGCCGTGTAGATTGATGTGACCATCGGCCTGCATATTGATATCACCATCTGCCTTAAAGTTGATATTACGTTTTGAATGTATATCTAAATCGCCACCAGACCACAACTGAAGTTTCCAGTTAGCAGATATTTCAGCACGGTCGTTGTATCGTATCATTACCTCATCGTCAAAGGTGTGTACAACTTTACCTTTAACATAAACATAATCGTCATGTAATCGAATGTCGTAGTTGTCACCCTTTACATAGTTTGTTCGTGTACCGTTATGGTCAATCTCGTAGTGAGTACCAGAACGATGCATCTGATGTATTCGTTCTGCTCCAGGTGTATCATCATACTCCATAATATGACCTGACTCAGATTCGTAAACATCGTTGTAAGGGTATCGTGCATTGAAGTCGCCTGTTGGTTGATTCCAGTGCATTGCGTTTAATCCGGTCTCTGGATCAGGTGAACCGATATTGATTTGGCGTTCCCGCATATCGGCCTTCCAACATAGTGACCAATGTGGATAGTGTGGAATGACTACACCACCGCCGAGATATTCTGAGAATGGTGGATCGTTTATTACGTCAGCAGCATCAATCTCATATTCGCCCAACTGGTCTTTAACGTGTTTCCATTTAATCATTCCTGGGCCAGACCAAACCTTACTATCCATTGTGCCGAGTTTGATAGTGAAGTTTGTTTCATTGTCTGCACATTCCATTACACGAAAAATGCGACCATTAACTTCTTGTAGGCCCCGAACACCAGCAATCTGTACAATGTCACCTTTCTGCAATAACGGTTTGGCAGGTTCGCCTTTAGATAGATTAGGGTCGGAAAAATATGTTGTAGAATCACCCCACAAACTACTTGCCGTTGTGACTTCCATACCATCAGTAAATATGATTGGTATGCCACCCATAGCAAGTGGGTTAGTATCTGGTGTAGGTACAACTACCAAATCGGTTTCTTTGACATCGTTCCAACTAATGTCTTGTCGGCCATCATCCGGATCACTAATATTATAGACACCGGTGCCATAGTGACCAGACTTAAATAACTCCATAACAGTCTGACGTTCTGTGGGTGTTAGGTTCTCTTTACGAATCCAACGAACTCTAGGATTAGGTACACGATAGTCCTCGCCGTTTATTGACCAGTAACCAACTTCTTCACCAGATGCCTGTCCCCAACCAGCACGATTGTCTGGCGGGTCTACACCAATTAGTTTAGCATCTTCTGCTGGTAATGATGTTGGTGTGTCTCTGGTTACTGGAAATGCAGGACCGTATGTTCCACCCATAGCCGCATACTCACGGTTCTCTGACCAATATTCTGGTTCAAGAAAACCTGTTGAGAAAATAACACCTTCACGGCCCTTATCACGATCTATGTATTGGCCTAAAAATTCTCTCCTAAGTTTTTCACCTTCAGGTTCTTTATCTTCGCCAGGTTCGTAGTAAGTATTAGCATCAGGCCAACGAAATGTGCCAAAGTCATCCCAATCTCTGAACCTTCTGTCTGCTGTAAGTCGCCGAGTAGTTCTATACAGATAATGCAACATATCGGAATGTGTTGCTCTAATAAACGGAATAGGTGGTCTATCAACGTAAGTCCATTTATTTACCTCGTCACCATCAAGGTCTAGTATTGATGGGTGATCGCCACCTTTAGCATCTGAGTAGTTTGGAACCCGAGTAATTTTCTTATCAGGATCATTTGGAGTAATATCGCCAGGTGCATCTACTGGTGGAGTAAAGGCATGGGGAATGCCTGGGTTGCCATAACTTGCGGCAGATGGCGGGTATGGAACATTTCGTAGATCAATGGTGGGATCATAAAATCCTTTCTCATAATCTATATAAGTTTTTTCAGAGTTGGCAGTTTTGCTGTCGTATTTTTCTTGTATCTTTTTTAAATCACCTCTTGCCTTGTTCCAAGCACGAGCATGAGGTACTGCACCGAATGTAGAATTTGGCACAGTATCGCCAGATATCTTACCACCACGATATGCCGTAGTGGTGTTTAATCCTGGTAGTGTACCCATGATAAACCAATCTGATGAATCTGATTCTTTGGCAAATCCAATTACCCATGTACCCTCAATCAGATTTGTATTTTTACCAACACCCGCGATGCTATTTCCGGAGTTAGATTGTACTACTTGCGACCACGGCAGGTCTTTGGTTAGTATGTTAAACTTATCGTCGGTATGTAATCCTAACCAGCGAACACGAACTCTTCCCAACTTTTCGGGATCGTGTCTATCCTCAACTACACCTATAGCAAAGGTAGTGCCGTCTTGACCTAAAAAACTCATATAATATTCCTCTGGGAATATTTATCACTTCCTAAAGGCCAAAAAAACCCCCGACTAGCGGGGGGATATATTTTGCGGCAGACGACTGCCAAGTGGTTGATTTAAAAGGGAGGATCTATAATGTCATCATCAGCCTCGTTATCCTCGTTATCTTGATTGCCAGTCAAGGTATCAGGATCAACACCACCATCAATTTTAGAATAAAGATCAAGAAAAGATTCTTTGGTTTCAATATCAAAACGATTAACCGTTAGTTCGATTGCTTTACTTTTATCTTTAAAGATAGAGAAGGCACCAACAATGTGAACCAATCGACGGGTCGAGATAATTTCATCAACCCCACCTTCGTAGAATGTCTTACGAATAACGTCAGCCCATTTTACGAGGTTGG